CCTTAAAGAAAAAAACTTTTCTGAAGTACGTAAGTGGGTCAACGATAATTTGGACAATGATTCTACTGTACTTCTTAGGCATGTGTACGATGCTATTTCTGAAACCCTTGATGGCCCTAGCATTGCTGCTGCTGTGCTTATTGTTGCTAAGTATAATTATCAGTCTGCCTTCGTAGCAGATCAGGAAATTAATTTACTTGCTGCTCTTACAGAGATAATGGTGGAGTGTAATTTTAAATGAAAGTAATTGATAAAATATCACCAACAACTGCTGAGTGGGCTGCGGATGAATTTATCAATTATTTTGGACACTTTACATCTATTGAAGATTATCTTCGTTTTGTAAAGAAAGAAGTAATATCACAAACAAGTTCTTTATTTCCTCTTCACGATGAATTTTTTAATGAAGATATTCATCCAGAAGATATGGAGTTTGATATTCGTTTTGTTGGAGATAGATTTAAGAATTCTATTCAACAAGATCATTATGTAAATTTATTAGCAGCAGTATCTTCACATAATAATGAATCTAATATTCCTGGTAGAGAACTTCGTTGGATGATCTATGAGAAAAATACTGATAAACTTTTAGGATTTATTCGTTTCGGATCACCTACAATTAATTCAAAACCAAGAAATTTATGGTTAGGACAACCAGCTAATCTCTCTTTAATGAATCGACATACTGCGATGGGATTTGTAATTGTTCCATCTCAACCATTTGGATACAATTGTCTTGGTGGTAAACTTCTTGCATTATTATGTTGCTCACATTTTGCAAGAGAAACAGTATCAAAAATTTTTGATAAAGATATTGCTTTATTTGAAACGACTTCTTTATATGGATCTACAACATCAGCATCTCAATACGATGGATTAAAACCATTTATAAGATATAAAGGTTTAACAGAAAGTAAATTTCTCCCACTTTTACATGATAAATCATTTCATAAACTTCATGATAGATTTAAAGAGGAAAATAATAATCAACCCTTGACAGATAATAAAGCATCATCCAAAAAAATGAAACGTCAAACTAAAATGATATCCTTAATTAAAAACTCTTTAGATAATCAAAGTAAATTAAGTAAGTTTAACTCTGTAATTGATATGGCATTTGGACTTACACAAAAGAAAAGGTTTTATATTTCAGACTATGGTTATTCGAATGTAAGAGAAGTCATTCGTGGTGAACAAGATAAATTAATTAGAGGTCAGAACTGGGATAAGTTTGATCTTGATAATATCATATCTTGGTGGAAAAGAAAGGCAGGTAAAAGATATGATAAGTTAAAGAAAGAGGGACGTTTTAGAACTGAGGTAGAACTCTGGACAGAAGACCAAGACATTCAAATTATACGATGAGTTACGAATTGAAAGACTGGTTGAACTCAATCAACCTTAACAAAAAGAATCTATTTAAAGATGATCCCACAGCAAAATATCCTGCTTATATTATCAATCGCTGTATGTCTGGACACCTTGATACAGTTCTTTTTGCAAACGAAATGAACTTAAATGCACACTTAGATAATGACCTTCAGTATTCCTTTTTTCTAAATAGTGTGAGGAAGCGAAAGAGATTCTCTCCGTGGCTTCGTAAGGATGAGATCAAGGATCTTGATTGTGTGAAACGTTATTATGGTTATAGTAACGAAAAGGCAAAGCAAGCTCTACGTATCTTAAGTAAAGAACAACTTAATTTTATAAAATCTAAATTTGAAACTGGAGGAGCGAAATGATTACCGAGCCTGAGGTAAAATGGTCTACGGATCAAATGATTGAGATTACATTGAATGAACCAGATGATTTCCTAAAAGTTCGTGAAACACTTACACGTATTGGAGTAGCATCTCGTAAAGAGAAAAAGATCTATCAATCCTGTCACATATTACATAAGCAAGGAAGATATTATATTGTACATTTTAAAGAATTGTTTGCGTTAGATGGAAAACATGCAAATCTAACTCAAAATGATGTTCAACGTCGTAATCGTATCATTCAGTTATTATCTGATTGGGGACTTATTACTATTATGAACGTAAGTAAAATTACTGATATCGCACCATTAAATCAGATAAAAGTGTTAGCATATAAAGAAAAACACGAATGGATACTCGAAACAAAGTATAATATAGGAAAGAAAAAGAAAACCGAGGAGTAACCATGAACGGAAGACTAGACAAGGTTGCTATGACTAATAAACTCATGCAACTTAAAAGAGAATTGCATTATAAGTGTGAGATTGGGGAAAAGGGTGAATGGGAATGTAAAGGAGCAAATGATTATCTTAACAGAGTATTTGATGTATTAGATGAGTATTGGCAGTAGATACCGAACAAAAAATTAGAGTATGCCACATTGCATAATTTGACAGTAAGTGGTTAAATAGTAATGTCGCCTTCGGGGACACAATTCACACTCGCTTACTAAGGAGAAACATGACTAACATACAGAGATATAGTGCTTCAGATCTTCCAGAACTAATGGAAAAGATCGCAAGAAATAGCATAGGGTTAGATGATTACTTCCAACAATTTTGGAATACAAATACAAATGCTAATTATCCACCATACAATATCGTTCACGTAAACAACGTTGAATCTAGATTAGAGATTGCACTCGCAGGATTCAAGAAGAAAGAAGTTAAAGTTTACACAGAATATGGAAAGATATTCGTAGAAGGAACTAAGGAAAAGAAAGAAGAAGAAACTTATAGTCACAAAGGACTAGCACAGAGATCATTCTCAAGGCAATGGTCACTATCTGATGATGTTGAAGTTAAAGACGTTAACTTTGCAGATGGACTTCTTACAATTACATTAGGTAAGATTGTTCCAGAACATCATGCCAAAAAGGTATATCTTTAATGGTTAAAGGTTACAATACTTTAGGGATCTTGACGATCCCTTTTTTTATGTTACAATATTATGGAGTATAGTTAAAATATGAGCATAAAACTCGCACTACTAAAATCTGGAGAAGAGGTAATTGCTGATATATCAGAGTTTCGTCAAAAGGAAACTGATATTTTAATATCTTACCTTTTCAAAAAACCATATTGTATTAAGATTAAGACCTCTCACGTTTTAGTTGAAGATGAAAGTAGACCAAAACATGAACTTGCATATTACAAATGGATGACATTATCTAAAGATAATGATATAATTGTAAATAAAGATTGGGTAGTTTGTATTACAGAACCACTTGATTCAGTTAAAAAAAATTACGAGGACAAAATGAATGGAAGACGATCTAATGATACAGACAGATCAAGCAACGGACGAGATGGTAGAACCAGAGAATACGATCCAAGTCTTGTGCTTAGTGAATCAAATGATTCTGATAGCGGAGATTGATGAAGTCCTAGCAGATATTGGCCAACCCGATTGTAAATTAATTAATCCCTGTGTTATTGTAGATGGTAAACTATCAAAGTGGATGTCTGACTTAACTCCTAATAAAGAAATGTTTATGAGTTCTGATAAGATATTGACATTAGTTGATCCTACAAGTAAATTACTTTTTGAATATAATAAGACTATCGCATGAGGTTTTATACAAATGTCCATCAAAGGTTTGATGAAATTCTTGTCCGTGGATATGAAAATGGCAAGCATTTTACTGCGAGAGAAACGTTTCATCCCACTTTTTATGTACCTTCTAAGAAAAAATCAAAGTATAAAACTCTCGAAGGAGAGAGTGTAGAACCAATTAAACCTGGTAAAATATCTGAGTGTAAAAGTTTTATTGAGAAATATTCTGGTGTAGAAAACTTTGACGTATATGGTAATGACAGATATATCTGCCAGTATATTTCTGAGAGATATCCAGAGGAAGAAATTAAGTTTGATATTAGTAAAATTAAATTAGTCACAATTGACATTGAGGTTGCTGCTGAAAGTGGTTTCCCTGATGTCTTTAATTGTGCAGAAGAATTACTTGCAATTACTTTACAAGATTATACAACAAAGAAGATAGTTTGTTTTGCATCTCGTCCATTCAATAATACAAGAGATGATGTAAGGTATGTGCAATGTACAGATGAATATAATCTAATTGACCGTTTTCTAGAATACTGGGAAAGAAATACACCAGAGGTTATCACTGGTTGGAACTGTGAGTTGTATGATATTCCTTATATTGTAGGACGTATTGAAAGATTGATGGGTGAAAAGAAAGTTCGTAAACTTTCTCCTTGGGGTTATGTAAGAAAAAAAGATTTTGTTGTACAAGGTCGTAAACAAATATCATGTGAGATGGCTGGCATATCTGTCATTGATTATCTTGACCTGTATCGTAAATTTACATACACGAATCAAGAATCATATCGTCTAGATCATATTGCTTTTGTTGAACTTGGTAAAAAGAAATTAGACCACTCTGAGTTTGATACATTTAGAGATTTCTATACTGGTAACTGGCAAAAGTTTATTGAATACAATATCATTGACGTTGAACTTGTAGATCAACTTGAGGATAAGATGAAGTTGATTGAACTTTGTTTGACGATGGCATATGATGCAAAAGTAAATTACACAGATGTATTCTTTCAAGTAAGGACTTGGGATTCAATCATATATAATTATCTGAAGAGGAAAAATGTTGTGATTCCTCCGAAGGTGAGAACAGATAAAGATTCACAATATGCAGGTGCATATGTTAAAGAACCAATACCTGGCAAATATGATTGGGTGGTTTCTTTTGACTTGAATAGTCTGTATCCACACTTGATTATGCAATATAATATTTCTCCAGAAACTTTACTTGAACAAAGACACCCATCAGTCAATGTTGATAAAATTTTATCTGAGGAAGTAACATTTGAAATGTTCAAAGATTATGCGGTATGTGCTAATGGTGCAATGTATCGCAAAGACATCAAAGGGTTTTTACCCGAACTGATGGAGAAGATGTATAACGAAAGAGTCATCTTCAAAAAGAAAATGATTGAGGCAAAAAAATCATATGAGAAGAAAAAAACAAAAGCGTTGGAAAAAGAAATTGCCCGTTGCAACAATATCCAGATGGCAAAGAAGATCTCTCTTAATTCTGCTTATGGTGCTATCGGTAATCAGTACTTCCGTTATTTTAAATTAGCAAACGCTGAAGCAATTACTTTATCTGGTCAAGTTTCAATCCGATGGATTGAAAATCGGATGAATCGTAAACTGAACAAAATTTTAAATCTCC